TTTTGGTCCTCCAGGGACTGGTAAAACACATAAATTAATTAGTAGAGCTAAGGCTTATATTAGAATTGGCACTCCATTAGATATGATTGGTTATTTTGCTTTTACTAAAAAGGCAGCTAAAGTTGCTAGAGATAGAATGGTAGTTGAATCTGATAAACTAAATTACTTTAGAACTTTACATTCATTTGCATATCAACAATTAGAGTTAAAAGATTCTATGGTAATGCAACCAGAAGATTATGTAAAGATAGGTAAAAAGATAGGTGTTAAAGTAAAACATTACGACAAATATAATAAAGAAGAAATATTTTATCTAAACATTGATAGCCCATATTTTAAAATGATAGGCAGAGCAATGAATAGAGATATTAGTATAAGAGAAGAATATGATCGAAATGAGCATAATAAAAAAGAAGTAAAACATTTTACTATATTGGAAAACTTAGATGCAAATCTAAAAGAATATAAAAAAATTACAGGTAAGTTAGATTTTAATGACATGATTAAAAGATTAATTAACAAACCTAATCTACCTAAATTTAAATGTATATTTATAGATGAAGCTCAAGATTTATCTCCATTACAGTGGCAGCTATTTGATAAATTAAAAGAAAATACCGATGATATATACTTAGCTGGTGATGATGATCAGGCTATCTTTGCATGGGCTGGAGCAGATGTTGATAGATTTATACAAGAACCAGGTAAAGAAAGAGTATTAAAGTATTCAAAAAGAATATCCAAGGCAGTTCAAGAACAATCAGAATTACCGTTAGAAAAAATAAGAGGTTTAAGAAAAGATAAGATTTATTATCCAAGAGATTATGAAGGTGAATGTATGAGAATTAATAATTTAGATCAAATAGATTTAACAGAGGGTAGATATTTAATCTTAACTAGAACAATATACAGAAGAGATTTAATTGCGAAAGAACTTAGAAAAAGAAATTTATATTTTAAATCACATAGAGATAAAAGTTTTGTAGTTAGATTGTATAATGCATCAGTTAATTATAACTCTTGGTGTAGAGGAATTGAACTGGATGATAAAGAAATTAAAGATGTAGAAGAATTTATTGGAGCTCCACAAAAAGAATGGAATTCAAATATAGAATGGTATGATGCTTTTGAAGACGCAGATTTATCTGAAAGAGAATATATAAAAAATATGTTGGACAATGGAGAAGATTTAGATGCAGAACCTAGAATACAGGTGTCTACTATTCATGCAGCCAAAGGTGGAGAAGAAGATAATATTATTTTATGTTTAGATTTAGCTAGAATGGTAAAGAAATCAGTTAAAAAAGGTGACAGTAAACATGATGAAGAACATAGAGTTTGGTATGTAGGAGCAACTAGAGCAAGAAATAATTTATATATGTTAAAAGCAAATAAAAGAAATAATGAATACAAGTTTTAAAAAATTTATACATAATATGTATAAACCGATTGGGATAGAGAAAACCTTTTGGCGGTGTGTGGTAGCATCGTGTCTTAACGGACGTAGTTGGTTCGGCGTCTCAATTCCCAAGTTTTCATGCGCTGTAAAATCAACATCTACCACAAAAAATAATTTAAAATAATAGGATAGAAAATGACTAATAAAAAAATGTTTGATGATATATTTCCACAAGATAAACAAATAGGCGGGAGTCACTACAAAGACTTTCACATTCAACCTTACGAATTTATTTCTAAGAACGATCTTTCTTTTTTTCAAGGAAACGTTATAAAGTATGTGTGTCGTTATATGAATAAAAACGGCATACAAGATTTAGAAAAAATAATTCATTATTGTGAATTAGAAATTAAAAAGATGAAAGATACAGGTAAAAAGAAATAATGTTAATGCCAACTACAGAATGGGTAGCACCTAAAGAGTTTCCTGATTTAAGGAAAGCAGATGAGATAGCAATCGACTTAGAAACAAGAGATCCAGATTTAAAGACTCTGGGTTCAGGGGCCATCGTAGGAAGAGGTGAAGTAGTTGGAATAGCGGTAGCTGTAGATGGTTATAAAAGTTATTTTCCAATAGCACATGGAGAAGGCCCTAACATGGATAGAGATAAAGTTTTATCTTGGTTTAAAGATGTTTGTGCATGTCCAGCGACTAAAATATTTCATAATGCAATGTATGATGTAAGTTGGATTAGAAATTTAGGTATAAAAATCAATGGTTTAATTATAGATACTATGATTGCAGCGTCATTAATAGATGAGAATAGATTTCAATATTCTTTAAATTCTTTATCTTGGGTATATTTAAATCAAGGTAAGAATGAATCATTATTAAATCAAGCAGCTAAAGAACGTGGATTAGATCCTAAAGCAGATATGTGGAAATTACCTGCAAGTGAAGTTGGAGCTTATGCAGAAAAAGATGCTGAACTAACTTTAATGTTATGGCATCATTTAAAAAGAATTATTGTTGAAGATAATTTACAAGATATATTTAATCTTGAGACTGATCTTTTTCCTTGTTTAGTCGATATGCGTTTCCTAGGGGTGCGGGTAGACGTGTCCAAAGCCAATCAATTGAAAACAGCACTGGCAATAAAAGAACAAAACCTATTACAACAAATAAAAATAGAAACAGGAGTAGAACCTCAGATATGGGCTGCAAGAAGTATTGCAGAAGTTTTTGAAAAATTAAAACTACCTTTTGATAGAACTGAAAAAACTGATTCACCATCTTTTACTAAAAATTTTATTTCTAAACATAATCATCCTGTAGTTCGTATGATAGCAGAAGCTAGAAAAATAAACAAGATTAGTACAACTTTTATAGATACTATTTTAAATCATGAACATAATGGTAGAATTCATGCCGATATAAATCAAATACGTTCTGATGATGGTGGTACAGTTACCGGTAGATTTAGTTATGCGAATCCAAACCTACAGCAAATACCTGCCAGGGATCCGGAAACAGGTCCTTTAATTAGATCTTTATTCATACCTGAAGAAGGTTGTACATGGGGTACGTTTGATTACTCGCAACAAGAACCAAGATTAGTTGCACACTATGCATTAAGATTTGGATTTCACTCAGCTCAAGTTATTGCTGACTCGTATGAGAATGATCCTTCAACAGACTTTCACCAGATTGTTGCAGACATGGCTAAGATTGAACGTAAAGAAGCTAAGACAATTAACTTAGGTTTATTTTATGGTATGGGTAAAGCTAAATTACAAAATGAACTAAATGTTACAAAAGAAAAAGCAGATGAACTTTTTAATATATATCACAATAGAGTTCCATTTGTTAAAGAATTGATGAATGAGATTATGGATAAAGCTCAGAAAAAAGGTCAGATAAAAACTTTACTGGGTAGACGTTGTAGATTTCCTAAGTATGAACCAATTTTAAGAGGAAGTAATTGGGGTACATTTGTTCCAGCTGAAGACCATGATACTATGTTAGAACTAAAGCAAATGGGTCCAAATTTATTAGATGAAGATGGTAATGAAATAAAAGATAAAGATGGTAAACCTAAAACAAATTATTGGCATGGTAATGGTCATAGAAGAGCTTTTACATACAAAGCTTTAAATAAATTAATTCAAGGATCAGCCGCAGATATGACCAAAAAAGCTATGGTAAATCTATATAAAGAAGGATTATTGGCCCATATACAAATACATGATGAATTGGATTTTTCAATTGAATCGAAAGAACAATCTGATAAAATAAAAGACATAATGGAGCATGCAGTAGATTTAAAAGTTCCTAATAAGGTAGATTACGAGTCAGGTCCAAATTGGGGAGAGATAAAATGATAAAAAATATAATGTTATACTATAAAATGTTTATTAATTTTATTGATTGTTTATCAAAACGATTTTCTAAAAATGTTTTTTTAGAACCAAAATGTCGTATATGTCAAACCACTAAATATAATTGTGGAATTGTTTTTTTTATTATTTTAATATTAGTATCTTTAATTATTATAATATAAGATGGCTAAAAAATTTTGTAAAGCATGTAATCATAGGTGTCACTGCGTTGGTCATGGTTATTATGTAAATGTAGATAAATGTGACACATGCATTTGTGAAAGATGTTCATGTGAAACTTTAATATTAGGTGCGCCTGCTAAAAAATCTTGGTGGGAAAAAATTAAAGGTTGGTTATTTTAATGGAGATTGCCAATATGGATTATAGATTTACAGCAATATTAATTATTTTATTATGTCTTATGGCATTTTTTGGAGGGCCTGTAAGATGAGAAAACAATGTAAACAATGTGAAGAAGCGTTTGATGCAAACGATCAATTTGATATGTTTTGTAGCAAAGAATGTAAGGAAGAAGCGTTAGCTGATCTTGACAAAGACAGCGATGAGTGTTTAAGTTGTCAATAAAACAAAATGAATCTTTCCCGGAACTTTACTCTTC